CATTTATAAAACAATGTGGAGTGGTTCGGAGATTGTAGCAGAGTATTGCTATTCTTCTCTTGACAACTGTATTAAGGTTGTAGAGTTAACGGTGGATGGTAAGTTCCATAGGACTAATTGGATGGGACCTAATGGTAAGGATAAGTTAATGGGTGAGTTGATGAGTGACTATGATGCGGTTATGTTTGGTCAACAAGACTCAGATGTCTTTGATATTACAATGGCGTCTTACGATTCTGAAATAGACTTGGATAGAGATGTTCCAAGTCCCAACTCATTCGGTTGCTGATTTGAAAAGGTGGGTTAGACTATCGTTGTTTGTTCTTGTAATAATAACCGACAATTGTAGTCTATCCCTCACTAGATATAATGCAAAAAAAACTAAAAAAATGCTTGTATCTTATACATTTTCTTATTAGCTTTAGGTGTAATTAAAAGGAGAAAAATAAAAGAATGAAGAATTTAAAAATAAATGCTTTCGGTGATTTAGTGGAGAAGGGTGCTGGTGATTATGGTAATCACTTTCATCAGTTAGACTTATTTAAGGAATCTATCAAAGAGATACAGAATGAGATGGATGAGTTCTTTTCTGAGATGGATAAGGAGTTAGCTAATGGATAGTTTACCAGAAGAGTTTTTTGAAGAATTAAATGAACTTCTTAAAGTAGAAGCATTAGATGAACTTGAACGAGACTTAGAAGAGGTTGATGTTATTACAGACCATTTACCAGAACCTAAGTGTGGTATGGATGAGTTAGTAGAAAAGTTTCAAGCGTTAGACTACTTAGTAGGTTCTAATAGTGAAGAAGAAGCTGAGTATTGGGAGATGAAAGCTGAGATTCATTATAATGTATAAAGAAATTTTACTTAAGTTAGAACTTATCGAGTGTGAACTCGATGACGCTACAAATCAACTACCAGAGTACAATGCTAACACAGATGCTCTTGGTTCAATTGATTGTGCTAAAAACGAGTTATATGACTTAAAACAATTAATAGAACAAAAAGTATTACAAGAACAAAAAGACCATAAAGAGTTATACAATATAAAATGATAACACCAGATATAGTCTGTCGTTCTTGTTCTAGCGAGTTAGACTCTTCACGAGTTCAACTCGGTTTATATACATGTATCAAATGTTCTGATACAGAAAAATATTCAGCACATATTGTATACCCACACAAAACAGGTGCGATTGTCCAACCCGTACAAGAAGATACTAAAAGGAATATTCAGAGATTAGACCGAAGGTCTTCTAATGGTACTCGTAAAGCTAAAGGTATCTTTGCGGATAATAGTTGGGACAGGTGGTTGGAATCTTATTATGACAATATATATAATAAACAACCAGCGAAAAAAATCTCTCTTATCGTAACTAAAAAAATCTCTCATATGGAAAACAACAAACTACAAGAACTCGTCCTCAAAAATTTTATCGAACTTGGTTATGACACCAATCGGTTCAAAAAGTTAACGAACTTTATTCACAAGACAAGATATCACTTATACAGAAAACCAAAGCAGTTAGTAAACTAACTAAGTTTGGTATGTTAAATCGTAAAGATAAAAAGTTACTTACAAAACAATTAAAAGACATTTTATAAGACGGTACTAATTCTTTAGTCCTCAAAAGCAAACGGCTTAAAAGAAGCAGTACCGTCTTTTAGTTTATATTTATTAACAATAGGAAAGGAAACCTTATGTCAACAGATAAACAATACTTTTTGTTAGGTATTTTAGTAACTTCACTAGCAGTTGTAACCTACATGGAAACAACTGAATATGAGATACCACAACTACCTACTAAAACCGAAACCATAGTTCGTATGGTTAATGTACCATTCAATCCAAGTGATTACACATCACAATCAGAAAAGATTAAATCTTCTTTGAATAAATCTAAACTCAAGCACATACTTATTTACATAGAAGCTCTCTGTTGGGAGTATGGAGTTGATTATGAAATGGTTAAAGCCGTGATACAAACTGAGTCCGATTGGAATCATAAAGCTGTTTCTACAAGTGGAGCAATAGGTTTAATGCAAATATTACCATCAACAGCAAAGTCTGAGTTTGATACACCAAAACATGAACTATTCGATCCGTATGTAAATGTTACGGTTGGTATAAAATATCTTTCTAAATTAGATAAACACTTTGACGATTTAGAGTCAACACTTACAGCATATAGTCACGGTCCTACTGCTACCAAAAAATACTCACCCACTTATGTTAGTAACAACTTTTATGTCAAGAGAGTATTTAAAAACTTAAAATGAAGAAAAGACATTTAGTATCTTTAGTAACAATAATAAAAGATTGTTTACACGCTCACAGTAGAGCCAATTGGGATGATAAAAATGTTGTGGAAACTGTAGCTGAAGTTATCACTAAGAAGTTTGCTAAGTACATGAAAGACCAAGAAGGTTTAGAAAAATTAGGTAAGACAGAAGAAGATTATCTTGCTCCACCAAATGGATTAAATCAATGAACATTGGAGATATAATAGGGCATTTAGCATTTGGGTTAATTGCCTTTTCCTTTTTAGTAAAAGATATTTTATATCTTAGATTATTGAGTATATTAGCTAGTGCCTTTTCAATATTTTATAATTACTTTATTCCAGTAGAACCAATGGTTATTGCTATCTTTTGGAATTGTATTTTTATATTAGTAAACATATACCATATAGCAATCATTGTTTATGAAAAACGACCTGTTAAAATGTCTCCTAAAGAAAAAGAATTATACGAAACTATGTTTCGTGGTTTATCACCAGTAGAGTTTCTAAAGATTACTAAGATTGCTAATTGGAAAGAATACAAGTCACCATTACCAATCATAACACAAGGTAAACCAGTAAATGATTTAATTCTTATCTATAACGGATTAGTAGATGTAATCGTTAATGATAATAAGGTAGCCGAACTAAAAGATGGTCAGTTTGTAGGAGAGATGTCTTTCCTTACTGAACGACCAGCAACAGCAACTTGTAAAGTAGAACATAACGCTGAATGTTTAGTTTGGAATCAAAAAGATTTTAAGGATTTATTAAAAAGAAATCCCTCGTTATATTTTACAATACAATCACTTTTAAGTGAACAAGTATCTAACAATTTAGTTGCAAGTCATCAAAAATAATGCTTGACTTTAAAGGTTATTTTTAGTATATTATGATAAGGAAACTAAAATAGGTTATCGTTCTCAAAGAAATTTGAATCTCATTTTAAGAGGTTCTCAAGGGGTATAGTTCTTTCTTCCTTTCTTCTATGCCCCTAAAATTTAAATAAATAAAGATGAAGATGAAAAATAAAAAAATAGACATTACTCAATTTATGTTAAGCGATGAAGACAAAAAACAATTAAAGTCTTTAGATAAGTTATCACCATTAAGTGAAAATTATAAGCTTAACAAAAGAGTTAAAATAAATTAAAATATAAATATTTAAATATAAGTGATTTGATTGACAGGCAACTATTTATGAATATATGGAACTTAAAGAAAAAAACGAAGAACAAATCATTAAAGTATTATCTTTTATACTAAGTAAATTAGATACATTAGAGATAGAGCAATCTAGACATAAAGAAATGTTTTACAAGGTACGAAAAAACTTAACAAATGCTAATGATTTAATAAATCAAATACTTGATGTATTAGAATTAGAAAATCCCGAACTGTATACTAAAACAGTAGAGCAGTATAAAGATTCTCATTTAAAAGATATGGTTTCTACATTAGATAAACATATGTCAGATTTTGATGATGAACAACTTATTGACTTATTAACTCAAATAGTAGGAGATGCTTAATGATAAAGCACGACATGATAATCTTTTTAGAAGATTTAAAAAATTTGTTACAAGAAACCGAATTAGACGAAAAAGAAAACGAAATTATTATAGAAGTGATAGATTTAATAGATGATAAAATCATTGATTTAGAGTCATAATTGTTACATTTAATTATTACCATTATATTAGGAATTACCGCTACCTTTTTAGGGTTAGTGGCTTTCTATGCACTACGCCGTATTAACGAATACGAAAACATTATACTAAACATAAACAATACAATAGATACAATAAAACTTCAACTTAAAACAATAGATGATAAAGGTACATTTGAATCAGATGATGAAGTTGGTTTTTTCTTTTCGGAGATAAAACAACTTGGAAGAGACTTAGAAAACTTATTTGAAACCGAGGTTGAAGATGCCCCCATTAAAGAAAAAAAGAAAAAAGAAAAGTAAAATTTATTTTGGTACACCAGTACATGATGCTATCGTAAGATATAATCAATCTGATAATCCCATAGAACGAAACAAAATTTATACTGAGGAAATACATACAGCATTTCTTAAGTTAGCAGAAAACATAATTAACACTTTTAAGTTTAGTTACTTTAGTTATGGGTTTAGGGACTTACAAGAAGAAGTAGTATCTAACCTTGTTATAAACATGCATAAATTTGATGAGACTAAAGGTAGTAAAGCTTTTAGTTATTTCTCTGTAGTAGCTAAGAATTATCTTATTCTAAATAATAACGCTAATTACAAGAAAATGAAGATTCATGATGACATTGATGTTTTATATGGTCACGGTGATGAAGATGAAAAAATAAAAAAGAATCCATCTATGGATGTGTTTCAAAAGACTATTGATTACTTTGATGAAAATATGGAAAGACTTTTCCCAAAAGACCAAGATAGAGAAATTGCCGAGTCTATATTATACCTTTGTAAGAATAAAGATAGTATAGATAACTTTAACAAGAAAGCAATCTATATAATGATTCGTGAAATGACAGATGTTAAAACATCTAAAATAACTCAGATTACGAATACATTTCGTAAAATATACCCTAAAATTCAAGAAGAAGTGCTTACAAGAGGTCACATAGATAACCTAAGATATACAGGTTCTTTGGTGTAATATTGTAACCATACTATATTTATAGTTATGGAAAATGACATTAAATTATTTGGTGATAAAAATTTCTCCGATTTATCTGAAGAGATATATAATAACACCAAACTTAAGAAAACTCAAATTGACCTTTTAATTCAAGAGGTACATGGTTACATACAAGGTATCGAAGATATCGCTATTGTAGGTCCTATTATTAAGGAACTAATGGATGTCGGTATTAAGAATGATGATAACTTAGTCAAACTAGCTACTCTATATCAACGGATAATGTCCAAACAACCTATCGATGAAAGTGATGTTGGTTTATTATCCGAAGAAGAAAAAGAACAACTTATGGCTTCTTTAGAAGATGTAGCGGAAGACTTACAGAAAAAAAAGGATGAGATTGTTGCTAAAGATCCTGTAGATATGACTAAGATAAGACAAAAGTATGGTGATTCTTAATGCAATCTCTAAGAATAGATCCACAGAAAATAAATGAGTTAGGTGTAAATAATCAAGACTCGGTATCTTTACCTGAATTTACTTTTCATCATGGTCATGTAGAACAAGTTATTAATCAAATGAACGATTTGGTTTCTGCTGGAGTTACAATAAACAAAACTACATCAGATGTGAGTCAAGTAATTTTAATAAAACCTACCTTTGAAGGTACATTACAAAGTGGGCAATTAAAAAATTCTATACCATGTCAACCTTTACTACGAGGATTTTCCGATTCTATAGCGAGAGGGGATAGTGTAATATACACGAGAATAGGTAATACTTATTATTATTTAGGTCCTTTAAATACAACTAATAATCCAAACTATAGTCCTGATACATTTTTTAATCCAAACTTAAATACCAACTTAAAAAGTAGTATAGCTATTGATAATAGAAAAGATGATGTAAATGGATACAATGTTAATTATAAAAAAACAAATGTAAAAAAAATAAATAAATCAAAAAATTATGAACTAGATGCCCCCTATAAAACAAGGGTAGGTGATATAGGTTCTGAAGCAGAGTTAGAATCAGTTTATTCTGATATGGTATTGGAAGGTAGACATAATAATTCTATACAAATAGGAAGTAGGTTTGTTAATCCATATATTACTATAAAAAATAATACTAGTGGAAATAATGGTTCTGTAATTGGTTTATTATCTCTTGGTTCAACTGAACAATTTTTTGGTGGTTATAATTTATTATCAAGTGATAAAAGAATAGGAGAAGAGTATCAAAGTATACAAGAAGGACAATATCCTGGCTATCGTATTAACTTTGGTAATGATGAAATAGGAGAGCCAAGAGAAGATGTTTTTAATTCAGAATTTGGTAAACTACAAGAATCTCCTGGTAACCAAACAGAGTTTGACCAAATAATAATGTTTTCTGATAGAATTACATTTGATGCTCAGAATGATGATTTAACGATGTCAGCATATCGTAATATAAACTTTGGTGCTGGAAGAAATATAACAATTACTAATAAAGGATTCTCAGTTATTGAATCAGAGAATATTTATTTAGGAAAGATAGCAAAGAATAAATCTGAACCTATAGTATTAGGAGAACAATTAAGAGTATTATTAGAACAAGTGATAAACATATTAAGTAATGCCCATGCTTTAGTTCAAGGTGTTCCATTACCATTGGTAGATAAAACAGGAGCTCCACTAAGTGTAGCATCAGGACCATTAGTTAATTCAGTACAAAGTTTAACAGAAATAATACAATCATTAGAACAAAGACAACAAAATGATGATGGGGTATATCAAGATGGAGTAACACCATTTTTAAGCAAACATCATTTCATAGAACAGAATAGGGGTTAACAATGAAGGTTAATATATTTAAGAAATTAATAAGAGAAGTAGTAAGAGAAGAATTAGATTATAAATTTTCGTCACTTGAAAAAAAGTTAGATGAAGTGTTAGTTAGTAGTAGATCTAATAGTATAGTTGAAGATAGAAGCTCACAACTTAACTCAACTCAGTCTCAAAAAACAAAAGTTCAGTCACAGGTTCCGACTCCTACTTCCCCACCTAATAATGTTCCTATGACAAAAGACTCTATTCTCAATGATATTCTGAATGAAACTGCTAATAGTGGTGAATGGCAAAACATTGAAAAGGAAGCAGAAGTAAAATCAGTTACGGATAATACAGAAGCACTTCCTGATTTCTTATCGAATGCTATAAACAAAGATTATTCACAAGTATTAAAAAAAGTAGAAGAAAAGGCAAAGTTTAATCGTGGGGCTTAAAGACGACATATATCAAGCATTTGAAAAGAACTTAGGTTCTGATGCTATTAATGCTACTGAAGAATCTAAAAAGAAAGTAGATGATTTAGCTACAGATTTATCTAAAGCTATAGTAGATTTTTTTCAAGCACAAGAACTTAATATTACTGAAATGGAAGCACCACTTCATATATTACCTGGTCAAATTCAAGTGGCTACTGCTGGAAGTCCAGCTGCTCAAACTGGTGTCAATACTGCTTCAGTATTTGCAATTGCTAACATGAGTCAAACGACTAACAAGATAATGGATCCTAAAGTGGCACCTGCTGTAAAAAAATCTAAAGTAAAATTATTAAAGGTTAAGGAAGCGTAATGGCAACACTCGATAGAAGAAAAGATAGATTTGTAGAAGACCAAGATAAAAGAGTCTCTGTGGGATTAGAGTTTCCACTAGGTAGAGTTGGTGGTGGTGATGGGTATTTCAA